AGAGTGGACTACAAAGCTAATGAATGATGACAGCTTTACAGATGCAATACCATCTAATCAAGCAGACTTTGTTGCACTTGTAACAGCAAGAAGTGATTATCAAAATCGTAAACAAAGAGATGATGCAAATAATCCAAGCTAGGAGTAACGAATGGCATTAACAAAAGTACAGGGTGAAGGCATAAGTGGTGTAAGTATTTCTGCTAACAATGAAATAACTATGTCATCACAACCTGCTTTTTCGGTTCATATGAATCAAGAAGACCAATCTAATATAGCAATAAATTCTGATGTAACTGTACAATTTGACACAGAGCGTTATGATGTAAATTCAGATTTTAACACTTCAACTTATACTTTTACTGCACCAGTAACAGGTAAATATTTTTTAACTGCAAGTCTTAGAATGACACAGCTTGATAGTGCTGCAAATTACACTATACTAGATGTAATAACATCTAATGAATCATATAGAACTATTAATGATAATAATGATATGTTTAGTAATGATGCTGATTATCATTCAATGACATCAACAGTTTTAGCAGACATGGATGCTAATGACACTGCTTATGTGACCATTGGTCAGAATGGTGGTGCAAACCAATTAGATGTTAAGGGTGCTACAAATTATACATATTTTACAGGATGCTTAATATGTTAGGAGATAATCAATGCCATACATAGGAACAAGTCCAAGCAACGGAGTAAGACGAGTACATACCTACACAGCTACTGCTAGTCAGACCACATTTAGTGGTGCAAGTAGCGAGGGTGTAACTCTATCTTATGTTGATACAAACTACTTAGATGTATTTCAGAATGGTGTATTGCTAGGTAGTGCAGACTATACTGCTACTAGTGGTACGTCTGTTGTATTGGCACAAGGTGCTAGTGCTGATGACTTGATTGTGATTGTTGTGTATGACGTATTCTCAGTAGCAGATACAGTAAGCAAGAGTAGTGGTGGTAGCTTTGATAGTGCTGTAACTATGAGTAACAACCTAACTGTTAGTGGTGCTTTTACATCTCAAGGCATAGATGATAATGCAGATGCTACTGCTATTACGATTGACAGTTCAGAGAATGTTGGTATTGGAACTACTAGTCCTGTCTCTGATGCAAAGTTAACAATATCTTCGGACAATACAGAAAGTAATATTTTTCTTGAAAGAAGTGGAAGTGGTAGATTTGATGTTGCTATTGCAAATACAAGTGGTTCTTTAGTTTTTAAAGGTGGTTCAAACCAAACAACAGTTGCAGCATTGACTGAATTTATGAGAATAGATGGTGACAGTGGCAGCTTGTTGATAAATAACACAGGTGCATCTCCATTAAATAATGGTCGTGTTAGGATTTATAATGATACAGCACAAGATGCAGTAAAAACTTATCAAGCCACCTCTGGAACTACTGCTTTGTGGAGTCGTATAGACCACACAGCGAGTTATTTTGCTGTATTCAATTATAATGGTTCAACTGTTGGCACAATCACAACAAACGGATCAGCTACAGCTTACAATACATCTTCAGACTACAGATTAAAAGAGAATGTAACAGCAGATTGGAATGCAACAACTAGACTAAAGCAACTTAATCCAGTTCGTTTTAACTTCATAGCAGATGCAGATACAACAGTAGATGGTTTTTTAGCACATGAAGTACAAACAATAGTACCAGAAGCAATAACTGGTACACATAATGAACTTGAGGTTTGGAAAGATGGTGAAGAATTACCTAATGGTGTTTCTGTTGGTGATAACAAACTAGATGATGATGGAAATACAATACCTAAATATCAAGGCATAGATCAAAGCAAACTTGTACCCTTATTAGTCAAAACCATACAAGAATTAGAAGCTAGAATTACAGCATTGGAGAATGCAGAATGACCAAAGCAGCAGAATTAGCAAAGATGGGTGAAGTCCTAACCAATAGTCAGATTGGTAGCAGACGCAACATTGCGTATAATGGTGCAATGCAAATATCTCAGAGAGGAATAAGTGCTACTGGTCAAGGTGCTTCAGATTTATTTCTTTTAGACAGATTTCATTTAAATACTAATGGGAACTCGGCTGGTAGATATACAGTCACACAAACTGCTGATGGTCCTAGTGGTTTTGCTAATTGTATGAAACTAGATTGCACAACAGCAGATACAACAATAGGGTCAGCAGAAAGATTTTTTATTGAACAACGACTTGAAGGTCAAGATTTACAACAAATAAAAAAAGGAACAAGTGATGCAGAACAAATTACTGTTTCATTTTATGTAAAAGGAAATGCAAGTGCTACTTATGTTCTTGGTCTATATGAGTCTGATAACAGTAGAGCAGTAGGTGCTCAATTTTCAGTTACAACATCTTGGACAAGAGTAGTAGTTACTTTTCCGGCTGATACGACTGGTGCTTTAGATGATGATAATGCAGAAAGTTTGTCTTTGAGATGGTATCTTCATGCTGGTTCTAACTATACAAGTGGCACATTAGCTACAACTTGGGCAAGTGCTTCTGCATCTACACAAGTTGGAAGTGGCACTACATCTTTTTTTGACAGCACAGACAGAACATTCTTTATAACTGGAGTACAAATGGAAGTAGGCTCACAAGCCACACCATTTGAGCATAGGTCATTTGGGGAAGAACTAGCTTTGTGTCAGAGGTATTTTACAAAATATACTGGTGTTACAGCAATTAAAACTTTTCCACACACTGCTCCTTTGCAATCATGGAATGATAACAACGCTTCTAATGGTATGTTATCTACTACAGTTACAATGAGGGCATCTCCAACAATAACACAAAGTGGTTTAAGATTAAGAAGTCCAGTCTATGGGGATTTTGATGGTACTTTTGCGTTTGAGTCTATAACTGTTGATGGGTGTCATGTTGCTAATGGTAGTAATTCGGGATTAAATACTGGCAGAATATACTATATTTCTTCTACAAACACTAGTTCATATATTCAATTAGATTCGGAGTTGTAAGATGAATGTAACAAATGCAAAGTATATAGACACACAAAACACTGGTGTTAATCAAAGTATAAAAGCAACAATAGATGGCACAGAAATGTTTGTACCATTAGACGAAAACAACAGACACTACCAAGCAATCCAAGAATGGGTAGCTGAAGGCAACACAATAGCTGAGGCTGATTGATGGAGATTGATGGCACTATCATATGGAATGTAGTGTTGACACTAATCATCATGCCATTTGCTTGGGCATTTAATAAGATGTTTGCAGAAGTAAAACGATTGCAAATACTACTGAATAAGACAAGAGAAGAGTACGCATCTAAAGAAGATTTGCGTGATACGTCTGGTCGTGTGATGGAAGCCTTGCACAGACTAGAAGATAAGTTAGACAAGGTTCTGAATGTGAGGTGACACTGTGCTTGAAATGCTAATGGTAGCGAATAGTGCTTTTGCAGTCATCAAACAAACACTTGAAAATGGTAAAGATATAGCCTCAGCAGGATCGGCAATAAGTCGTTTTATTGGTGCAGAAGAACAGCTACAAAAAGATTTACACAAAAAACGTAATAGTATCTGGACAGGTTTATCAGGTAAAAGTGACAATGACCTCGAAGAGTTTATGGCACTTGAACAAATTAGACAGAAACAAGATAAGCTACGAGAGTATATGCAACTCTATGGTAGAGCAGGACTATGGACTGACTACCAACAATACTGTGCTGAAGCTAGAAAGGCTAGGAAAGAAGCGGCAGAGAAAGCTAAAAAACGTAGAGCAGAAATGAAAGAACTTTTTCTAAAAATTATTTTAGGAGTTTTAATAGCAACAATGTTTGCAGGTGCTATTACAATTCTTGTTATCATAGCAAAAAAGAAAGGAATTATATGAATGTTGGGATCATTAATAGGGCCACTAGCTAACCTAGCAGGTGCATGGTTTGAAAACAAAGTTGCCAAAACGAAGGCAGACGGCGAAGCTAAAGTTGCAGAGGCAAAGGCTCGTGCTACTGTTGCAGAAAAGGTTGCAGCAGGTGAGGTTGCATGGGAGGGTAAGATGGCAGATGCTACAGTGGATTCTTGGAAGGACGAATTTGCTTTAGTAGTTTTGCTGTTACCTGCAATACTTGTATTCATTCCCGGCATGAGAGAGTACGTAAAAAATGGTTTTGAAGTATTAGCAACATTGCCTGATTGGTATCAATACTTATTATATATAGCAATTTCTGCATCATTTGGTATAAAGGGTGTAGGACAAGCAGCTAAAATGATGAGGAAAAAATAATGAATATTGAACAGCTAAAAAAAGATTTGATTGAAGATGAAGGTGTTAAACATGAAATCTATTTAGATCATTTAGGTTTACCTACGCATGGTATTGGCCATCTTATAACTGAATGGGATGAAGAATATGGTAAACCAGTTGGCACACCAGTATCAGAAGAAAGAGTTAATCAATGTTTTGAGGTAGATGTTCAAGGTACAATACAAGAATGTAAACATTTGTATAATGACTTTGATGATTTACCAGAAGAAGCACAATTAATTATCGCAAATATGATGTATAATCTTGGTCGACCTCGGCTCTCTCGTTTTCATAAAATGAAAAAAGCTGTTGATAATCGTGATTGGTATGAAGCAGCTTATGAAATGACAGATTCGAAATGGGCAAGGCAAGTACCAAATAGAGCACACAGACTTATAGAAAGAATGAAGAGTATAGAATAACTTTCGTAACCGAAAGTCATTCAAACCTACGATGTCTATACAAAGCATCATCGTTGGTCTTAATGTTTTGACCTGACCAATCTGACTCTTCTTCAACAACTTCTTTGCGTTTACTCATTTCTTTAAATAATTGTTTAAGTTCTTGATTGCCTGCACGTCTATCACTTTTACATTCTGCACAAAGTTTTGCTTTTTCATATCGTGCCATGTGTATATACACACCACAATCTTCACAAATATTTCTATTGTGAATTGACTTTGGTCTACTCATATTTATTTCCTTTCAACTTTTCTGCAATCAACCAGTTAAGATTACTTCTTACTGAATAAATAATATTTAGCTCAGCTTTCTCACCATCTTTGGCTAGTTGTTTTGCGTTTAATTTTTTAGTGTCAATCAAAATTTCTGCATACTCCTTAACAAGTCCGAAGTATTTAGCTACGGACATGTTAAGTATTTTAGCTTCAGCTAATTCT